ATGAAAAAAATGGCTTCAACCTACCCTTTAGCTTATGATTTTTCACATGAAGTGTACCAACTTGAAGACGAATCTAGGAAGAAGGTATTTGCAAATTTATATTATCTACAATCCCATGAATTATTAGAGCCTAAAAGTATATTTCTTCAGCTTGGCTTTGGAGCAATACAAAACTCAACATTCACACTTGGGTATACTCGCTTAACCCAAAAGGGTGCAGATTTCATGGCTAATGATGGAGGTTTATCTGCAATATTTGGAGTGGTGACAATAAAATTCGAAGCAGACCAATTTAAAACTTTATTAGAATCAAAAATCATGGCAACCGATTTACCGCCTGCTGATAAGCGCAAATTGATTGATGGGCTTCGATCGCTTTCTGGCGAGAGTATAAAACACCTGACAACGAAAATTGTGGATTTGGGCTGGGATAATCTAGGGACACTAATTCGGATAATTCAAAGCAGCCTGGCTTAGCAATTTGCTTAAACTTTAGGAAACCAATTGGCTTAGTGTAATCACCAACTGGCACATAAAACTCATCACCATCAAATGGAAAATTTTCAAAGTAAATTTGAGTTGAGTTTTGGAAAAGTCTGTTTTCAATAATTACTATATTTTCTAATTTCATAAACTTACCTATCGTGACCCGACACGATCCTTTAAAAACATATCGGGAGGAGTATTTCACGTGAGTAAAATTGTAAATATTAATTCTGAACTAATTAATTTCTATATTGTCTTAAACGATCATGCTCTTGAAATTGATCTTAAAAACAGTGATAGGATCTGCTATACAATGATGGATAGGGATACGATAAATAAATTCATATCATCAACAGACAAAGACCAATTTTATCTTGATAACATTAAGTCAAATAGAAACTTCCGCTCAGAAATTACACTTAAGAAGCACGCTTAGGAGTTGGGTGGTGACCTGCTAGTTTTTCTAACTTTTCAATGGCATCTGAAAAGAACTCGCGTCTCCACTCTAAATCTAATTCACCAGCATATAGCGCTTCTAGCACAATCAGCTTTAGCTCGCCTTCTAAAATTATTGGAGATTCATCCCAAATATCTAGGCGTGCACAACAACTGTTTCTTTTATTCCTAGCGATCATAACAAACTCCAAACAACCCATCCCTGTGATGGGTTTTCTTTTGTCTATTAAAACACAAAAATTAGGTATTTCTAATTTTATTAGGAATACCTATTGACTTAATAATTAGGTTTACCTAATATTTATCTCACAGACAACAAAAAAGCACACCGCCCCTCCCCAGGTCCGATGTGCTTTGCAAACAGCGAGATCAATTATGAACGTAAAAACCTTTTCAAACAAGCACAAGGTAACTGGAGTTACAGCAATTACTGTACTTGTAGCCTTAGGTTCTTGTGAATATCGAACTGCCAATTCAAGCGTCCCTTCTAATTATTCATATGAAAGCGAGCAAGTCGTTGCTTCTGAATACGAGCTTTTAGGTGCCAAGCAGACTGGTGAAAAAACTGGTGTAGCAGTTATCCGCATTGACGGCTTCAAACTAAACGTGAGCTTCGATTTTGACGGCATAGCAGATAGTTACGGCGTAGCAGGATCAGACTTTATTGCTGCAGAAATAACTAACCTAGCTATTGAGTCAGTAACAGACCTACGCGGCAACCCTTGGAATGACTTCACCAATCGTGATGACCATAAAAACATAAATATTTTATTGGTTGGCTACATCGATCGTAATCATTGGATCGAGGAGGCTTAATCATGAGCTATACAACTGTTTTAGCCGTTTACCCAAATGAGAAGTTTGAGGAATTATTTGAACTTAGAAATGCATGGGGTACTGCGCCAGTAATATGGGATGTAATGGCTCAAAAATACCTAAACAAATCAAACTTTATGGTATGCGGGAATGAGTTATGGCCTTTGTGGAAAGACAAAAAAATTCCTGCTGTCCATCGTGCAGTTCATTTAATTACTTTTGATCGTGCCTACATAGAAAAGAAAGATTTTCAACGAGCATCTGCAGATATCCGGACTTTTTTAAGTGACTTCCCTCTTACAGCAAACCGAGTCAACCATTGGAATGAAATTGCTGATTACCTAGACACAAATCCTGATGTACCTGCTATCGGATTTCATATGACATCCGTAACAGAGAATCTGTTTCAAGGTGATTGGAACGAAGAGAAAGATGATTATGACGCGCCAGACTGGAGCAAGTTTTACAGCGTTTACTCTTCATTAATGGAGGAGGCTTAATCATGCAAAAAGTTAAGCATCACCCAGACGGCTACAAGTCATATTTAGGCCGTGACAATACTGGCCTCTACTCTGTTCGTATTGGCTGGCAAGTGTACGCATCTAATGCTAATGGCTCAGTTCTTTACAAAGTTAAAGACGGAGTTAAGACGCCTTTAAATGTGTTCAGGTTCCAAACTTCTTATCCAAAAGTTTGGAATGAACTCACCCAAGAAATCGATTTTCAGCGCAGAAAGCAGCTCGCTATAAAACTGCGTGAAACAAATATCCCTACATATGACCGCAAGGCTTACAAGCAAAAACGCGGCTTCACCGGCTCTAGATGAGGATAATAAAATGGCTCTACCGATTATTACTGCTGACCAAACTTTATTGGTTCAAGCAATTATTGTGTACCTATACGCTGATCCGGGTTTAGGTAAATCATCGATGGGCTTTACTGCGGAAAAAGCAATTTCTTTTGACTTTGACCGTGGTGCTCACCGTACTGGTGAATTACGTCGTGGTGCGGTTGTACAGGTTCAACAATGGAGTGATGTTGCAAACCTTACTCCGCAGGACTTAGCACCATATAAAACCGTTGTCATTGATACCGTGGGTGCAATGCTTGAATGCATTAAAACCCACCTGTTACTTACGGCAAATAACCGTCAAAAAGATGGTTCTTTAAAGTTAAAAGCTCAAGGTTTAGCGAACCAAACGTTCAAGCAATACATCAATACTTTGATCAGTTTAGGTAAAGATGTTGTTTTCATTGCACACGCATCAGAAGATCAAAACGGTGATCAAATTATTTACCGACCAGATCTAGGTGGTAAAAACCGTAACGAGCTTTACCGTATCGCAGATGTCATGGGTTATCTAACAACTGTTACTACTGGTGAAGGTAAAAATGCCCGCGTTATTAATTTCAAACCTTCGCCTACACATCATGCGAAAAACTCAGGTGCTTTAGGTGGTGAAACTGGTGAAGTGTGGGTACCAGATCTTAAAGCACACCCTACTTTCTTGGCTGACCTGATTACTCAAGCTAAAGATCACATTAACACCTTAACGCCTGCACAACTTGCAGCAGCTAAAGCCCAAGAAGAGCTAGAAAACTGGAAACAAAGCTGTGAGGAAGCAGAGCATGCAGGTGACCTTAATCAATTAACTGAGTCGCTTGATAAAGAACACATGTATTACCAGAACATGCGCCAAGCAATGTTAATGAGAGCTAAAGCATTGAATTGCACGTTTGATAAACAACGTGGCACTTGGATTAGTCCACCAGAATTTAACGGTATCTCAGATCAACAAAGAGATGAACTTCAAAACTTCATAGCTGAACGCGGCCTAGACGTGAAAACAGTTTGTGAACACTTCGGCATAGATGCCCTTATCCAAATTGAAGCAGCAAAACTACCAGCAGTTAAACAAGACATTGAAACATTAGCTAAAACGGGGATGACAGCATGAATACTCTACTAACTGCAGCTGAAGCATTTGCAGCTCTTCAAAAAGGTAAAACAGTACTTTGTCGTTATGCTGGTGATGGAACACTTAAAGCTGATAAGTCATTCAGCACCTTAGATCAAATGCCAGCAACGGTATTTGGTCTACCCAATTATGAGTTTTGTATTCAGCTTGAAACTATTGAACTGGCTGGGATTACTTTCACAAAACCATTGACTATTGAAGAATATGAAGAGGGTCAGGAAGTTTTTGTAATCAGTACATATTCGCCTTCTATTTACGTCGTGAATTTTAAAACCACCGCATTAATTGAATCTATTAATAGTGGTTTTGTTCAGCGTGATGCCGAAAACGCCAAGCTTCAATTAAAAGCTTTTTCAAAAGCACTCGGTTTTGAAATCAACAATGAATTAAGTGTTATTCGTCTTGGTGAGGAACCTAAAAAACAGAGAGGCAAAAAATCAAAAGCTGAAAAGCCTTGTGAAGTTATTTCTGCAGAAACTCAACCAACAATTGTTATTACCGAACAAACTAACGTCACCACATCTGAGGACCTGTTAGTTCCAGAAACTAACGAGCCTAAAGTAGATCCAGAATATCAGAAGACATTAGATACCCTTCTGCAACGAGTAAAAGAGTCTAAAACACCAGCTGAGGTAAATGCTGTTTATCGATACACCCGCACATGGTCAGATAAACAAATGGATCCTTTACTCAAAGCTACTCACAAGCGTTTGACTGAGCTTGCAGATGAAAAGCCTATAGAGAGTGAACCACCATCACTAATGGTTCAGATCCAAAACGCGCCAGACATCACAACATTGAATGCTTTGGAAATAGATGTGGCCGCACGAGATCCACAGATTCAATCACGACTCATGGATTTTGTTAAGAAACGCCGCTTTGAATTAGAAAATGCGGCATCAAACGAACCTGATTATTTACTGGAGGAATCTTTCTAATGTCGAAACAAACTACTCCAGAGTTTCTTTTCGAGCCAAAGCTGCTACCAATGCGGCTTTTCGAAAAGTTCATTGTGTTCAACGTAAATGCCGGGTATCGCGGGAAAGGTACACCGCTCGGCGTGAACTTGATTAAAGGTAATAAAGCCACCCTTTCAGTAAGCAATGAAGGTGTGATGAACAAAGCAGCTCAAGAGCGATACAAGCTAATGCTTTTGAAATATTTCAAAGAAGGTCGTTCTGCAATGGATGAGCTGGATCATGAAGTTAAACGTATTTATAGAATGGTGGCATGAATGATCGATTTAAAAACTAAACAAGCATTTTGGGCTGAACAATTGCCTATTTTTAAAGAAAATTATTGGATTCCCGAACATTTAGATGTACTCGAATTTGATATGAATGGCGGCTGTTTTGATATTGCTGAAGGTGTCAAAACTGATCTAAGTGAAGAAGACCTTTTTGATATTTACCATCGTGTAAATAGTGGTTGGGCAATGTGGAAGAAAGCCGTAGATTTCATGAAATCCAAAGTTCCAACTTGGATTAGCGTGACTGATGAATTGCCACCTACTGACATAATGGTACTTATTTGTTGGGCAGATGCTCCTGATGTCACCCCAGAACAAGACTATATGACTATTGATGAAGATTTAAATAGTGTATGGGCAAATTATCAAAATGACCCACCTTCACATTGGATGCATTTTAATAAAGTACCAAGCGTAAAAGTCACCAGTGGTTTTAAATATCAAATCCAGCCAATAGAACTACCTGAAAACCTTTTCAATTGGTTTCATCCAGATATTGAATTGTTTAACACCATTGAGGAAGGTGATGAAGCGTATACACAAGAACAGTGGGAACAACTTAAGTTAAATCTCAGGGTTGAAATTGAAACTCAGTTATTAGATTACAACGAAATTCCGAATGTTCCAGAAGATGCAGTAGTTTGGCCCAACTGGAAGCCAGAACCGCCTGAAAAAGGACTCTTTTTAATTGCAGCATTTGATTCAGAAGATGGCCCTGTACTTTGGTGGGCAAATCCTAAAGCGGAAAGTAAGGAGAAATAAATGTCACGCTTAACTAAATTAGATCGGATGACACATGCAGAAAAAGAAGCTGCTAAAAAAGAATTTTGGGAAGCTGCTGATAATCAAACCTTCCCACCTGAAACAGTTGCAATCGTAATGCACGTATCTTTACCATGGTTGCAGAAGAAAAGATGTGAAGGCGGCGGTATTCCCTTTTCGAAACCGCACAAACGTCAGGTAAATTATGTGAAGGCTGATGTTTTGGCGTATATTGAACAAAACAAAATGGCACATACTGCATAAGCGGCCAAGTGCCGCTTTTTTAATCAATTAAAATAGACCTTTAATAGACTTAAACCCGAAAAATAGACCATATTTACCGAAATAGACCATTAATAGACTATTTTTGTATTGCTAAAGATTGTGTAATATTGCATTGTATTGTTTTAATATAAATTATTAAAAATATTAATTTTTTAATATCGCGCGGTATTGCTTAATATTGCACAGTATTGCTAGAATTGAGAAAGACCCGCTGAACTTTAGGGTTCAAGGGTAACGACATGCAGCGGCATCTTCGGAGCATTTATTTTTAAATAGATAATTATAAATTCGAATTTTATTTTTAAATTAAAATACCTAGACAGACCTGTCAGTCTATTTTTTATTCTCTTAACTAATTAGTTGTTCTTAAAAATTAAATACTCATTATTTTTTAATTATTATTCATTTCTACGTAAACATTCCTCATACCATCCTGCTTGAAAATCTTCAATTGCTTGGCGTTTAAAGAAACTTGTCTTAAATACTTTGGCAGCATAAGCTGAGCTAATTAAGTCTTGATAAAGCTGCTTGGCTTTTTCATCTGCTAGCCCATCGGCAATTTGTTGTAAATCTTGTGCTGGTACTTTTTGCTGTCGTGCTTCCATCACGTTATAAGCGACCTTTTTTACGATATTACAAATATCTGGGTCAGCTGTACTTTCATTAGCATAGCAACCGGTGGCAATAAAACTTAATAATAATATTTTAAATTTCATATCCCTATCCTATTATTCATCTTCCGTTCTTAAAAAAGTAATAGATGAGAAGACCTATTTCTTTCAAAATGTTCATGCAGGATTAATTACATAAAAATAAATGATCATGACCACAAGCAAGATGGAAGCAAGTGTTAAATAGGTGCCGACTGTATTAAAACTCTGTAAAAATTTTAAGATCTGCATTTCAAATCCAGAGAAAAGTTTAAGTAATTAACAGAAGAAATTTAGCACAACTAAATAATGCCAATCAATTCACACTTTTAAATTTTTATCGTGATTTAATTCAAATA